TATATAAACCTAAATAACTTGAAGTGATCCAAGTTGGCGGTCTAAGATATGTTACGTCAGCTGTAAATAAAGGATTTCCATCTAACCAAACTGTGTTGTCAGCACGGAAAAAATCATCGCCTACTACAAATATTTTAAATGCTCTTTTAGAATAACTGTCTCCGTCCGTAACAGTTACAACAAATTCGTAAGTTCGATTAAGTTTTTTAGGTCTGTTTTGTTGTAGAGCAAAATCAAAAAATACACTGTCATAAACATAACTATCGTAGCCATTTGTTGGAACAAAAGCAAAATCGTATGCAACCGCATCATACCCACTGTTTGCGTAAGTGCCATCTCCATCTTCAGGTTTGATAGCTAATACTGGTTGAACAAAACCTACAATGCGGCCGTCATTAGTTAATATCAGTCCAGGAGGTAAAGCACCATCGTCTTTAGCAATAAAATAACTTAATTTTTGTCCAGTAGTTGTATCTTTATCAACAACTTGAAGTTGATAATCTACATAACTGCTATCCATAACAAAAAATTCTTGATTATCACCTATATCAATTAATCCAGCATCTGTAATAAATTCTGGTTTGTCTTCGCCTTCGATTGTGATTGTAAAAGTTCTGTCAGCAATAAGTCCATTTTTGCTAGCTCGTATACAAAAATGAAAATCTGTAAGTCTTGGAACTTCAAAAGCAGAACCCGAAATAACCCATTTGTTTATCGTAGTGTTGTAACTTAATCTAAATCCTGCTGGCAATTCTCCGGATATAACATTAAAATCAACACCAGTTTCGTTTTGAACAGGTAACAACAGTTCCAACATTTGTCGTTCACTAAATGCTACTCTAGATGCTATTCCTGATCCTGGAGTTACGTAAGTGAGATTTGTTACATTGTCGATAGCTTCTGGACCAGCTTCTAATCCTGTATTAGTTGCTGTAAATATTGTGCCTACAGAATTATAAGGTGCACCAATTTTTCTAAAATCAGTTGTCCCTACAGTTTGTATCACATATTGATACCCAACAATAAAACTACCTGATGAAACAGATACACCAGTTCCTACCTCTTGCCCAAAGTTCCAGCCTGTTGGCTTGGTCCAAACATTTAATGCCATATTATGCAATAGATCCAAAATCTAAATTTGTTCCTGAAGGATCGGTAACTGAGAATCCGCCGTAATCAGGTTGAACACCATTCATGTTTAATTCTATGCTAGGTGCATCGATAGTTCCAGTAGTTCCGTCGATAAATGAACCAAAATCAATTGATACTGAATTTGAATTTATCAAAAGTTCAATTAGAGCATTAGTGGTCCTAACATCAATTCCAAATACTGTGGTTTGTACATCTCCACCACCTACAGTCCCAATAGTAATATTATTACCATTAAGTTGTAAGTCTGCTGATAAACTAGGACTAGGATCATTTTCTAATAAAGATAACCCTTTTAAGTTTACAGTATCAGCAGTGTTAGTAATTTCAATAGAACCGTCTGTACTAGTTAAAGATTTAAATTCTAATTCTAAATTATCATTGTCTCTACGTTTAAAAATACCAGTACCAGAGCCAACGTTTTGTCCTGTAATAATTCCTAATGTTCCGCCTACTAGTTCAAAGTTAGCATTTACTTTTAAGAACGCGGTGCGTAAATCATCACCTGTTCCGTCGTTCGCGTAGTTACCTAAATTAATTGTTTGTATTGGCATAATCTTAGTCTCTTTTAATATTTACCGTTAATCGTATGACGAACCAAACTGTACAGCATGAACGCTAACTTGTAGGTCATACTGTGTTTGTACGTTAGTAGCGATTACTTCTATAGTACCTGAGCCACCACTAGTATAACCTGTTCTTTGAACTGTAAATGTTGCTAGCGGATTAGGACTAGTATAAGTTAATCCATACACACTCATCGAAGGTTCTGTATTAGAATTATAATTTGCAGCGATTATTGCTTCGCATACTTGTGTATGATCTACATTATCAACATTATCATCGAGACGAGTTTCAACCATAATTACTAATTTAAATCCTGTTTGCCATGCGTTAGCAGAAAATACAATTCCTGAAGTATCGGCTTCTACAGTTGTAATACCTTGGGTAACAGTTCGTGTAGTTCTTTGATGAATAGCACCACTTGTGTTATTTTCTCCACTAGAAAATGTTATAGGACCAGTAGCTGTGAATGATTGATCAAATGTAACAAATGTAAAACTTAAACCAACAGTTACATTAGTAATAGCAGCAGTCCCAACTATGCCACCACCAGTGGCAGTCCATGATGTAGTTACAGAATCAACAGCACCTCCAGATGCAAATTCTTTAGAATTTCCGCCTACTCCAGTAGACGTTGTTGCTGTAAAAGAAGAACTACCTCCTCCTGATGGCAAAGTTAAATTGCCGTCTGTGCCAAATGTCCATTGTCTGTTCCAGCCTGATCCGCCCGAACGTGTTAACGTAACCGTGCCACCATTCTTACCTATAGAAAATGTTGCGTTGTTGGCTGTAGAAGGATTGGGGTCAGAATTGGCAGTTTGTAGACTTACACTGGTAATCGCCGATATTCTATATGAACTACCTACAACTTCAATACCAGCATCAGTATAACTTTCTTCGCCTGGAGTCAGTGTCATCATACCTTGAGCATTTAGACTGTAAAGTATGTCGCTGCCGTCGTTGTTATCAATACTCAATTGGAAGGCGTTATTACCTATAGAAGCTGTATTACCACTTGCAGAATGTGTTAATGTATCGCCACTGCCACTTTCAACCCAACTTAATGCTCCGGCGCTGACAGTTAGAACTTTACCATTGTTACCTGTTAAAGCTGGTATTTGTATGTCATCGTTAGTTCTTGCGTACAGCTCGTCAAAGTTGTCGTTAACTTTTTCAAAAGCTGTACGTAACGGATCACCTGTACGATCATTTGGCGTGTTGCCGAGGAATATAGTTTGTTTAGCCATTATGCTCTCCCTACAGCAATTTGGATTACTCCTGCTTCGCCATAATCTTTATCTTCAAGAGCTTTACCAACTATAGCACCTAATGTTGGTGTATTTGCTTTGACAGCACAACCAGGTGTTGCTGATGTAGTCAGCATGTCTCCTTTCTTAACTCGTCCTACTACCCAACACGGTACCCGACCTGCTAGTGCAATACAAACTTTAATACCTTTCTGCTCGCTGTTCATAATGTAAGCAGGATTAGTTGTAACAACACCTGCCAAACGTGTATCGTTTTGGCTGTTGGTTGTAGTAACTTCCTTGTCTCCACCAAACACAAGAACTTGTCCAGGAGTATAATTTTGATCGCCTTCGTAGTACTCTGCTAAGTCAGCGTAAGTTGCTTGTAAACGACTTGAACCGCTTAATGACCAGTAACCTTGAATTGTACCACTAGTAGTATCTAAACCAGCAGAAAGTGTAGTTGATCTTAAAGTACCATTAGTACAATCAATTATACTAGAACTTGTAACACTCCAATTACCTGTAATACTACCTGTATTACTGCTTGAACCAGTAGTTAATGATGTTGATTTTAAAGTTCCGTTAGAAAAATCAACAGTTCCGTTAAATGTAGTTGTAGTGTTTGCACCACTTGTTCCAACACTAGATGCAAAATTAAATTGTCCTGGTGTATAGAACTGAACAGTATTTGTTGCTACGTTTTGATCTATGATCTTAGTTGTACTAATTTTTAACGATGTTGCGTTAATAGCACCACTGTTAATATTCAAGTCATTGTTGTTTGTTTTAACAATACTGTTACTACCACCAACAGTAGTAATAGGTGTGACAGTATACGTATTGTTAGTTGTGTTTGCTCCATCATAAGTTACGGTCATTACACCGCTAGAATTAAATGGTGCGTTCTTGATACCGTCACCTGAACTAACAATGTTGCCTACAGAAATTTCTCCAATAGCTCCAGTACCTGCTGCTGCCGCACGTCCTAGTACAGTTCCTTGGCTAGCATGTTGTAGTTTTGCATAAACAATACCTGTTGAAGCACTCGACGAATCTTTTAAACTAATCCAGCCGCCTGCAGCATCAAATTCTGTATTCTTGAATGAAGCTAGTCCTAAGTCAGCTTGAGCAATACCTGTTGCATTAGCACGAGTACTAGCAGCTGTCATTGCAAGTTTACTTTGTACAATTCCCGCAGTAGCACTAACCATACTATTGACAATCTTACCAGCTTGAATAGCACTGGTAATCTTGCCAGTTGCACCGCTATATGTTAATAACACATCGCTAGTTGCTGCATTGTCAGGCAAGTTAATGTTTCGCCATTTGTTAGCAACAATACTACCACCACTTACATACGGTGTTGTTACAACACTTGCATAACTTACTGAAGTAGTTGTTCCACCTGTAACAATGTATGTACCGTTATAAGTTCCAGGATTAACTCCGCTAACAACAATAATACTTCCTACAGGAAACGGAGTAGTTGCTTGTGCTAAGAAACTTAGCGTAATTGTAGTTCCATTACCAATACCGCCAACTACGTTAATCACTGTACTTTGGTCATATACAGGAATGTTACCTTCTATTAAACTTGACCATTGTACGTCTCGTAATTCGCTAAATTCGTCAAAGTTAGCAACTGCCAAGTCAACGTATGCTTTATTAGCTGCATTTGTACCTGAATCTGTTACTAACGGAGTTGCTAAGTTAGTAATAGCAAAAGTACCCATGTTCATGTTACCCTTCATGGTCAACGAACCATTTAGAGCCATGTATCCTGGACCAACTAAGTTGCTTAGAGCAACTGGACCACCTCCGTGGTCTAATCCTAAACGCTTGTCAATATATCCACGAACTGCTGATTGTGTAGGAACAATTTCAGGAGCGTTGTTGGTCATTGATGTGTCAGTTGAAAACTCACTTACAACAACACCACGCTTAAATCCTAAACCGTCTAAGTTACTTAACGCAATTGACGCTGAGAATGTAACTGTACCAGTACCTTGGTCAACTGTAAAGAATCGACCTACACGGAAAATACCGTTTTGGTCTGATGTTACGTAGAATACACGACCTACACCTTCTTCATAAACTTCATTGGCCTGTTGTTTACTTTGTACAGGATTTCCATAAATTTGATATGGATAGTTAGTAGTTGAGTAACTACCAGTACCAATATCTAAAAAGTCATGACCTGTTGCACGACAAGTACTAATACGTGTAGTGATTTGTGCAGCAGAACCTGCAGGGTAACCTAAACGTAATGTAGCTGCCGAAGCAGTACTAAATGGTTTTGTTAAACCTAGTTGATTACTAGATGCACTTGATAATTGTTTAGCTAAAGTTACAACAGGAGTCAACGTTGTTGTATTGATACCATATGATCCAGGATCAGTTGGATAACTTAAAGTAATAGTTGTTGCTGTCGATGCTGTAACAACAAATGTTCCGTTATATGCTGTAGTAGCGTTACCAGTTACAGTCCAGTATGAACCAACAATTGGTAATTGACTTTGTGTAGGTATCGTATAGGTTACCAAATAAGGACCAGAACCAGTCTTCGTACTAAACGAACTAATAGTAATACCAGCGTTCCAGGTACCTGGGTCGTAGTCATATGCAAGAGTAATAGCCGAAGCAGTGGTAATAACGGCATAATACAGTCCGTTATACAAAGGATTATTACTGTCTTTGATTCTGTACCATTTACTTGCAGCAGGAATAGTGGATTGAGTTGCAAATCCTAGTACAACTGCATAGCCTGTTGTCATACTAGTACTTGTAACTGTTTGTGAAACACTTACAGTCCATGTACTTGCACCAGTTGTGCCTAAACCAGTTAAATTAGCAGTGATATATGTATTTTCAGCAACCCCAGTTCCTGAAACTTTCTGTCCAATTGCAATAGTACCTGAACCCCATGTAGCACTTAATGTTGTGCCTGAGATAGAACCAGTGAAACTTGATGGACCATTTTTACTTGTAAATCCGCTTATTGCAACGGACATTCTCATAGTACTTGAAGAAATTAACTGACTGTTATTAACAGTATATGTTCCAGTACCACCTGTACCTGTACCTACTGCTGTAATTCTTGTACCAGCAGTAATACCGTCACCGATAACAGTCATACCAACTCTTAGTACACCAGAAGTAACAACAGTTACGTTTAAAACAGTGCCAGCACTTGCACCACCTACTGTGTTGGCAATTGCACCAGTTACTACTGCTTCATCTTCTTCAACAAATGTACCAGGGTCGGTGTCGTAAGCTACTGTTATTTGATTAGTACTTACTCCAGCTGATGCTGTCGTTGAGACTGTTGGGCTTGAGGTTAATACCGCTGTAAGAACAGCGTCACCTGTACTTAAAGTAATGTTTGGCACACTTTTTAACTGTACAAGTTGCCAATGCTCTTGAAACTTCTCCGTTAGATGGAATAGCAGTTCCAATATTAATAATTGGTGGTGTGGTATATCCACTGCCAGCATTTGTAATTGTAATACTTGCTACTGTTGCAACAATAGTTGAGCTAACTACTGCTCCTGCAGGTACCCAACATGCTGGACTAACTACAAATGAATTTTTTGTACTGTCGATGCTTTGAATAATTGTTCCGCTTGGTATATATGCACCAGCACTAACGCTCGTAACAATCATTCCAACTTGTAGTCCAGTTACATCACTTACACTAATTTGTGTTTGACTTACAGCATTTGACACTTGGTGCCAATAGTTGTAAGCACTGGTAGTTTGACCTGTAAATTTATACCAGTTGTCAACAATAGGTAATGTGTTTGGTGTCCATGCAACATTGTAAGTAACAAATTTTAATCCTGATGTTGGAACTACTTTGCTTACATAAGATATAGCAGGTATACTTGTACCGTCACCTAAAATATTTGAAACAGAATTAGGATCAATATTTAAATATCCACTTCTTGCAATACCAAATGTAACAGTTCCACTTGGAGTTGTTACACCAACAGCCGATGTTAGAACAATAGTATATTGAGTTGAAGGACTTACTGGTTCAGTTATGCTTTCAACATAAACCGGAATTGCTATAGGAAAACCTGTACCAGAAACTTTATCACCAATTTCTATTACTCCTGCTACAGAATCAACAACTAGAGTTCTTGATCCAGCAGTCCAACTAACCACAGTACTTGCTTGAGCAATTTTTAAAGGAATAGTGTAACTTGCAACTCGATGTGTACGTCCGTGCCATCCAACAAGATAAGTTCCTTTATTAATTTGATTAATTGTTGTTGCTTGACTAATTTCAAGAACAGAAATTTTGTCATCACCAACACGCGAACCTTGTGTTTTTGCACCTACAAATCCGCCACCAACATAAGTGGCTGTTGTAGTACTTGCAAATTGTACTTGTGTAGTTGTACAGTTAGTTACTCTATAGGCACCATTATATGCAGTTGTTGACAAGCTGTTGTCAATAACTTCTGCAACTGTAATAAATTCTCCAACTACAAACGGTGCTGATGTTTGAGTAGCGTAAGTAACAGTTACAGTAGAACCGCCACCACTGACTCCTGTTACAGCCAATGCCGCGTCCCAATCTAATGCTCCTAAATTTGTTAAGTCAGTTGTAAATTTGTAATAGTTAAATGAACTATCAGATTGCAAAATAGAAATGTTATTAGCTAACAGTTCTCCAGTTGAATCATTTAAGTTATACGCAAGAATACGATAAATGTCTGCTAGATTATCATTGTATTGTAGCGCAGTACTTGGACGAGTTGGATTGACGTTGGCAATATTGTTAAATTTAATATTTTGCAATACACGTATAGTAACCATTTGTCCATCATACAATGCGTAAGCGAGACCTGTGGAACTTGTACCGTTATTACCTGCTGAACTTAAATTTAATTTAAGAATGTTTTGCCCACCAAGAGTTACAACAGTGTGTTCAACACTACTAACTTCGTAACGAATAATTCCGCCACCAGCCATAGTGTGATCAATTTCTACTTCACTGGTATTAGTTGGAATATAACTGTAACCATAGACATAAATGTTTAGCGCCTGTTTAGTAGGCGTAGGTGTCATTTCGCTAGCAAACTGTCCTGATTTATAAACTCGAGCAACTTGCACCATGTCGTTGGCAAGATTAACAGCATCGGGTTTTTCAGTAACATCATAACCACTTGCACGTAGACCGTATGTTCCATGTGCGTTTGAACCTGCTACAGAACGAATTTGTCCGCCATCTGCAGCCCAGTAGTGTGTATGACAGTAATATGTGAATGTTGAAACTTGTTCTGACACACCACCGTTCTTACAAACAATAGCGTAGCCTAAGTCGTTAATCATTGCAAAGTCGTTTGCAAGCATAGACTTGTTACCGCCCATTTCAATATTAATTTCTAATCCACCGCCATCATTTAGATACGTGATAACACTTGATTTAATTGTTTCAGTAGCTGATGTTATCAGAGCCTTTTGTGCAACTAAGGTTGCATTTTGTCCAGATATTACAGGAGATGTTCTTGTTGTTGGAGTATCGAAGTCACCGTCTGCAACATAATCTTTAACAATATTACATAAAGTTCCAATTTTAGTATATTCGCTATCAGAATTTAAAATATTGTATGCAACATTAATTGTTTGAGTTGCATTATTACCTGATGAACGTGTAACAGTACTACCAATTACAACAAGTTTTGCAACAACATTTAAACGATCTAATCCTGCGGTATACAAAGATTCAACGCCACTAATTTGACTTTCTAAAGTTAATTTAGAGTAAAAAGATTCTGCTATGTCATATGTCATAGAATTGCCATCATATACAATATCGTATATCATAGCATCAATAATGTAACCAATATCTCTTGATAATTTTACAGCACTGTATGTTGCATATTGTTTTAAATTAAATGATGCGGCAACGTATGCAACAATTTCAGCCTGCAAGAATGCTCGATTAGCAATTAAATAATCACGAACTTTTTCAGCGTTAACAGTTGTAATACCAGTAGCACTAGGATATGTAAGTGTAGGCGCTGCACTGATTCCTTGGTCAATGATAGAATTAATAATAGCCATCGATTGAGCTACTGAAGTTTCTGCACCAGAATCAGTTAATGTTACTAATGCTAAATCTCTTGCTTTGTTTAGACCTGCTAATGTTTGGCCTTTTTGATTTGTTATCACTTCACTAGCAGTTGCACGTTGATAAGAAATACCAGCCTTAACTGTTTGGTAGTTTGAACCAAGTACCATATCATAAGTTACAGCATCAAGGATAAGTCCAACGTCTCTTGAACATGTTTCGTTATCGTAAAATCCTGCAATGTTGTACGGAGTTGCTGTGTCTAGTTGAAGTTTAACTGTTGCTGTAGCTGCATTAAAAGACAATACATCGTTAATTTGATAACGGAATCCTTCAACAAAGAATGCACATGGCGGTTGTGGAGGACGAATATCTAATCCACTGTTGACTTCGCCAACAACAGTAATGATTTCTCCTTTTCCGTTTGTGTTGTTTACTGGAATTAAGAAGCCACTACCTGAACCGCCTAAGTTAGTGTTGCTGGCAGTTAACCATTCACCTTCTTTATAATACTCTCCAGGAGTGTTTGAAATAACGTTAGTTACAACACCATTTTCAACTGTAATGTTTGCTGTTGCACCAACACCGCCAGTGGCAGCAGTCATTGTGCCTGTAGCAGTTGAAAGAGTTACGTTTGTACCTCCTTGAATTTTGCTAACTTTAATTAAGTTTCCACCAAGTGCATCAATATTAGTAATAAAATATCTTGTGCCAGCAACAATACCACCAAAGGTTGTTCCACTAAATGTTATAGCACCACCAACAACTAAATTAGTTACATCGTTTAATTTAATAGTATTATCTGTAACATAAGTGTTTGTTGCTGTTTTAGTCAAACCAATCATTGGAACATTGGCATAAGTCACAGATCCAGATGCTGGTACATATCCACTGCCACCAATTTCTTGTGACAAATCGTAATTTTCTATGCCGTCATATTCAACAGCAGTAATTGTACCTCTTAAACGTCCTGCAAAACCATCAACAAACTGACCGCCAGCAAATCTCTTACGATTTATAGATTGGCTAAATGATGAACAGACTTGTCCATATGGTGATTTTGTTTTAATTTGTCCTTCTGGATCAAGTACCATGGCAAAACCACCATGACCTTGGAAAGTAAGGTTACTTAAACGAACTTGATCGTTACACAAGAACGCATCAATTTCTTTGTTATTTTTAGACTCGCTAGTAACGTCTAATGGATTAGTCAAATAATGACGACCATAGTTTAAAGTATCGTATAAATGCCAGTTACCTGAAGTAAGAGTTCCAGCCGAATTGAACGGGTATATAACGCTACAATTCATAAAGTTACCGCTTACTGAGTCAATAATGGCCTTACCTCGGCGGTCTGATCTCATTACTAAAATGCTACCAGAGGCTGTTGATAATTGAACAGTGTCAGTAGATCCTTTTTTGTCAGTAAGTGTAAAACTTGTTGTTGTTGGAGTCGTTAAAACATAATAGATTTTTCCAGCTTCCAAATCGCCAAACGCCGTTCCTCTAAATATAACAGGATTGCCAATATCAAATCCATGATTGGTACTTGTTGTTACTCTGTCATTAGTTGATGATGTAGCTGTTGCTGTAACACTACCATAGTCGTCCATGAGGACTTTTCCTACCCATGAACTTGGAACTTGACCTGTACCTAGTGTAACAATAATTTTATTAGTGGTTCCACCCAGAATAACACTAGATGAAGATGCATAGTCTGTACCATATCTAATTGGTCCTAATTCTAGAGCATCGATAACCGAATCTCGGTAGAAAAATACTTTACGCCATGGACTTTGACTTATGCGATCTTTTGGTCTTACAATAGTTCTACGGAATTCGTCTCCACGTATACTAACGTTAGCTGGAACACGTATTGGGTAATCTTCATAGTATATTCCACTTTCAACTTGAATAACAATATGATTTTCTGTTACAGTTTCACCAAATTCAATTTCTTCACCTAATTGGAAGAAGCCTGGTTTGGTTAGGCGGATTTGAATAGTATCAACCCCAGAACTAGATCCTGGAATATATTTTACAATAGAACCATATGCTCCTGAACTAACACCTACTAAAACTTTGGCAGGAATAATGTCGTTGTTGCCTGGAGATCCTTGATCAACATAACCATTACCTCCATTATCAACTTCAATATTCCAAATACCAGTACCAAATGTTGGTACTGGTGCAACTCCTACACCTCCTACAATAATACTAATCATAGTATCAACGTTGTAAATAAGGGTGTTGACAACGTCTTCAGTAACTGATTTAGCAGGATTTAAAACTTGAGGTACTAGAGTTTGAAAGCGAGTTGCTGTAGTTTGATTTAAAACTTGTAAATGTAAACCTTTAGCAAAATTAATAGCATCAAGAGTTTCTGTATATTGTGTACCAATAGCAATAGCTCTAGCACTGGCATTTCGATAATAGCTCTTACCTGCATTAATGCTTTGATAAGTGCCGCCAGTTATTAAGTCAATACTCATAGCATCGACAATTAATCCAACGTCTCGATAACATGTAGCTTCGTCGTAATTAAATCCACCTTTATAGTTAACATCTAACCAATCTGTAGTTCTTACAGCAATACCGCCTGCATTAAGATTGATAATATTTTTTGTACTTACAAGATCGCTGTCATATCCTGTGATACTTGGCTCTTCTAATGTTGGACCATCGTCTCCGTCTATAATTATACTGATAATATTGAATGATTGTCCAAGAGCCGTACCAGCAATACCGCCATCAGGATATGCAACTCCGTCGATAAATTGCGGAACAGTTCCATAGAGAAATCCTGGTGCTGAGTTTTGAATAACATAGTTAGTTAATAAAGTCCCTGCAAATGCAATAGAATCTAAATAAGCTGTATCAGTTAACCCGTCGTTAAACATCTGCTCACCTTTGTATCTTGCTGCACTATTACCGCCGTAAAGCAAATCATAAAGTGATGCTTCGATACAGTCTGTCATGTGCTGTTTAAAAATATCAGCATCAAATTCTGGATCAGCTACGAACGCTGGTTCGTTAATAATTAACCAATTGTATGTTTCATCAACTATAAAATCTATGTTTTGTAAAGTTAATGCTGTAGCATCTTCATATCCTGAAGATGTCCCAACTGGAATAGCATATTCGGTATCTGCTCGAGTTTCAATTCCAAATGTTAATAAATCAATAACAATTTGAAATTTGTCTGATATACTGTTTAAAATTGTTGGATCATTAATAACTGGAAAATTATCTTCGATGTAATTTACTGCGTCGGCTTGGAACGTAGACTTAGCAGAAAGTATTGCTGCTCTTGCTGCTAATAGTGCTGACGAAGCAACGATTGTTAAAATATTTGGAAAAACTACTGCTGGAGCAGAAGTGTTGTCCTGAATAATGTTTTTTATAATGTCAATGTTTGAATTGGTTGAAGAAACAACAGTGCCGCCATTTAATAAAGTTTCGTTGCGGTATTGTTTAACACTTTGCTGATAAACAGTAGTAGGACTATCACTGTTGACAATTGGAACAATTAAAGTTTTAATATAATCTAATAAATCTAAAAATGGATCTACTTCATATCCTGCAATAAGTTGTGTAGTGCCATCCCAGTATCTTAATCCAGCCCACACACTTTGACTATTACCACCATACATGAAATCATAGATTAATGCCCAAGAAATATATTGTATATCTCTCTTGCAAGTAGTTCTATCGTAGGATAAGTTTGGATATTCTGCTCCAAGGTATGCAACAGTTTCTGCTTGTAAGAAATCAATGTTTGCTAACATTAGATCTCGAGCACTTGTTTGTCCTTGGGTTGTACTTTGTTGACTTGGAAATAATGGTTCTGGTAAATCATTGCCAGAAATTATATTAATAATTGAAGTAATATTTTGTTGTACAGAAGACAAAGCTGCTGGCACAGTATTAACTTGAGGAAGTTCTGCAATACTATTTTGTAAGTTTATTAACAATTCTGTTAGTTGTGCTACACTAATGTCAGTGTTTGAATATGGATATAATAAACTAACAAATATGCTTTGTAAATTTGATTGTAATGCTAAATCATAACATAATGCATCTATAATTTTTCCAAAATACACACTAACCGCAGTATTATCATATGAAAAATTTAGTACTTCGTCTCGTGCATATTTTATAGCTTCGATAGTTTGACTTAACTGTGATCCTAATACTTTATCGCCGGTGCCGTTAAAGTAGAAAGTAGCCGCTCTATTACTGTTAAATGTGGTATCTAATACAATGTCATATGCAACTGCATCAAGAATATAACCAACATCACGCTGGCACTTGGCTTTATCATATGTAAATGTGTTAACATATTTTTCGTTAATATAAGCAATCGTTTCTGCTTGAATAAATTCTTTGTTTAATTGCAATAAATCAAAACCGTCTTGATAGCCAGTTACTGCAACATTGCCGTCTTGTAATACAGGCGTAATAGCAACAGTACTAAATGTTTGATCAGGACCAATAGTGTAACTTAATTTTTGACGATAAGGTCCTGGTTCTTGATTAGCAAGAGCAATAATGTTTTCTGCCGCAAGAGCTGCTGCGCCAATTGACTTATAAGCGTATTGCCAAAATCGACCTTCTTTACCAATTGGGGTTTTTTGTTGTAAATCGTCTCCAGTAGCTTGACTAACATATAAATTAACTGCACTTGAGAAAGTTTGATTATCTACATAAAACTTACTAGCGGCTTGTAAATCGCTTGCTCCGTTTGGTGTACCATACCCTTGCAATGGCGCTGGGTGATCGCCGAGTATTAAAGGACCAGTCATTGTATCGCCTTTGCGGCTTACAACAAATTTACGTTGCACAGACTCTGTTGACAAATAATTACCAGTTAGATCTGGATCATAATCTGGATCGATAAAATTTGGAAAATCTGGCTCTGCACGAGGCTTTAACGACCCTGCAACCGAATTGCCTGCGGTAACCTTTAAGAAATTATTATTTGCATAATTTACAGTAACAGGCATTTGATTTAAGGTTGTTACTGCTGAAGGATTTAGAGCATTCCAAGAGCTAACAATACTTGGGCTTGGGTCGGCCATACGAACAATACTTAGGCCGTTAGCATTTAAGTGATTTGCTAGGGTTGGTGATGTGTCGCCTGAAAGTCCTGTTTGATCAACGGTGAATACAATATTAGCATCGTCATCGGTGTCAATATTAATCGCTCCTTGGCCAACAATGGTTCTAGCTGTTAATTTTCCTCCAGAATTATCAGCCATGATAATCTGATTAGGATCATAAGTGCTAGGCGCATCACTTAAATTGGTAAAATTAATTGAGCCTTCAACACCAAATACAGCATACAACTCTGTAAAGTTTTCGTTAACTTTGCGAAACGATTCACGGATACTGTCACCAGTACCGTCATTACCTTGTACGCCGATATCAATAATTTGTTTTGACATTTATATTATACTCCGAAACTTGATCCGCAACCGCAAGTTGTAGTTGCGTTTGGATTTTTAATTGTAAATTGTGAGCCCATTAGCTCTTCTGTATAGTCTATTTCTGCACCTTGTAGATATTGCATACTCATGCTGTCTACAAGCAGTTTAAATTCGTCTAAGGGAATTTCAAAATCGTCTTCGTTAACTTCTTCGTCAAATGTAAAACCATAGCTGAAACCACTACAGCCTCCTCCTTGTACAAATGTACGTAATGCTAGTTTAGGATTACCTTCTTCGTAGAGTAAATCCTTAATTTTTGTCTTTGCTGAGTCGGAAATGGTTATCATGATTGCCCTCGATACGTTATTTATCAAATGATTTTTATAATCTTAATGTAAATACATCATGTACTTAGGACAAGAATATGCCCAGCAATGCCACTATCGTAAGAGCAAATACGGTACAATGCATGCCTATATGCGTAAAAAAACGGTATTAATTTTTCAATGCGATTGTTGCGGGGGTATGTTTAAGCGTGATCGAGGAAACATGGATCCTAAGAGATTAAACAATAATGTCTATCATGTTTGCGGAGATTGCGATGCTAAGAAGTTTGCTCAAAGCAAAGGTGTTGAAGCACGTAAAGTTTGGGATATGCCCGTAAGCAGTCTTAAGACGATAGACCAACTCTAGAACTAATAACGTTCCAGTTGATAATTTTCCACTGATTTTCTAAGTAACGTTTTTTATCAGCTTGATAATCTAATGCCCAAGCATGTTCCCACCAGTCAATTATCAGTACAATGTCCATTTTAATTTCGTGATTTTTAATAGTTTTAATTTTACCATCACGAGCTAGATATGCCCATCCACTGCCTTGTATAGCCATCGCTTCTTTAGCAAATGCATCTTTAAACTTGTCAAATGTTTTAAAATGTTTAGTAATAAATTCACCAGCTGAGCCATCTGGCGCATTAGAACTAGTCGTTGGTGCTTGATATTGTGTAAACAACAAGTCATGTAAAAACGCACCTGCTTCGTTAAAATCGGCATCGCCTTCACCATCATTAAAACGATCAACATAAGCCTTGTATAACTTACCATAGTGATAACGAATAGTATCTTCGCTGATTGCCGGATCCAAATCATCCTTAGCATAAGGAAGTTTAGTTTGTACTAGAGTTTTTGGTGTTTTACCTTCGTTGAGGGTAATATGCTTGATAAAGTTGTACATAGTGTATTTACCTAGAATTTTAGGTCTATGTACTCTTTACGATAGCTATCAAAATTAGGTGTTAAATTATAATCTTTTAGCTTAATACACAGCTGATTATATTGATCTGCGGTCATGTTTCCCCATGCACGATGATTAATACTAGCCCACCGATGCGGGTCATGCACACCTAAGAAATTAATAAATGCAGTAAATTCTTCAGCAGTATTACAATCTCTAAGATATGGAGATGCGTAGTCGTCAATTTGTTGATGACATTTTTCTAATGCATTATTTTTAATCACCCACAACGCATATAGAATAAATTCGCTCTTTATGTTAGTTGCAAATTTAAACCATTTAGAAAATGCCCTCAATCCGCCTTTTAGATCTATCAATCCTTTTACCAAGTCCGTGTGCAAAAACATAGGAGTAGTTATAGATATGCCATATCTGTTTGGTGGCCGAGGCCTAAAATCTAACCATTTAGCATATTGATTCCATATTTCTATGGGCATACTAAAAACACTGGACTTCCGATAAGGAACTTTATACTCGTCAAGGTCAAAATTATTGTGCGACCAAGATTTTATTAAAAAATTTTGACTGTCAAGAACTAAGTAACCAACTGAAGATATTTTTGTAGCAATCGCTAGTTTTAAAATTTGTTGAGTTTCCCATCCTATTGCCCAAGGATTAATTGCATTAGGAGTCCAGTGAAACCATTCTCCGTCAAAGTCGTGTAGTGTTAGTATAGAAAGATTATGATTATTGTAGTAATCTTTAATGTGTTTGTTAAAATAATCAAACCAAGGAGCAGTGTTTTCTTCGTTAACTATAATCCATACAGGGCAATTTTTATCTAAATACAGATTAATGCTTTGAGCTTGTAACTCTAATAAAGGCAAATCTCTAGTACATGTTACAGTTATAATAGGTATGTTCTTGTGCATAATATATATAGTAGCATATTTAACGCTAAATAGTCAACAAGGAGATTAACTATGTTAAACGCACTAAAAAAACTTTTTGGCATAAAGGCTGCAGAAAAGCAAGAACCGCAGATTGAAGTACCTTATAAAATTGAAACACCTGCTCCGGTAGTTCAAGAACCAGTTGCTGAAACAGCTACTCAAGCAATGGTTGAATCTGTAGCACCTGCTAAGAAAAAGCCAGCGGCTAAAAAGCCAGCGGCTAAAAAGCCACGCAAGCCAAAAGCACCAAAACAATCTTAATCAAATTTTTTAAGTTTTTCAAGATACAGTTTGAAATCAGACTGTATCTTTTCTTTCCTTTTTTCCGTATCGGTTGAATCTGGTAATTGATTCAATTCTTCAAGTTGTTCTCGAAGAGTTTCAATACGGTGTATTAGTTGTTCTCTAGATAAGTTTGAGCTTGATTGTATAGTTCCATGCTGGCGAGGTTTTTGCCCTTGCTTTCGCACATTATGTCGAACTGGTTTAGAAAAGTTATTGCCCATTCGTTTGTTTTTTGATTCCAATAAAAATCTGAGTGTGCTCTAAGTTTTTGTTTTTTGTAGCCTTGTTCGAGCAACAAAGCATGATTAGGTAATGTATTAACGCAGTGGTCGACTAGAACATCTTCACGACTGACTGAATAATGACAAGTAGGGCGCACACCACGCCAACTGTCCAAGACACGCTTAACACGATGATCGTCCGCGCTGATATATTCGGACTCACGTATCCAATGATGGTGAATATCAAGCA